ACCTCCTAGGACAAGTCTACCGTTTTCAGGAATACGGGCTATCGCCTAAAAGGCTTGTATCCCAAGCTGCTTTCAGTTCATCAGCTGTCGTTGCAGCGTCGATTGCAGCAGCAGCTGGTGCATCACGCAATGCTTGCTTGGCAGCCACGATTGCAGTGGTGTCAGCATTGGTTTCTTGAGCACGGGTGAACTCAATATCCTTTGCAGCCAGAAGAGGGCCACGCGCTTCGCGTACCTTGTCGCGGTGGATGTCCTTTGCTTTGGACATGTCGAGTCCGATAGGCATGTCAGCTCTCCGTGTAGGTCCAAGCGTTACGGAACGAACGATCGCTTGGAACGTCCGCTACGTCAACGATTTGATATGCCTTCCCAGCAGGCACATCCTTACGGGCAATGTCTTCAACACTCAGCCCGCAATTGTCTGACGGGATGATGATGGAAACGCCACCGTCGTCATTTGGGAAGATGATGCGCTTGTCGCTCATGGTCTTGGCTCTAAAGATGCAGCGTTTGCAGGAATAGCCACCCATTCATCATAAGCGGCTTGCAATTCAGCGTCAGTTGGCTGCGTACCAGGTCCGCGCCACTCAATGATGGTGTGTGGCGGAACTGATTGGCTCAGCCGATATTCACTTGTGTTTAAACCGAGGTGTTCAAGCGCGATGCTGATGTCCATCAATCAATCCTCCTTGTAGATCTCAACCATGGTAAAACGACCATTGCCCCAATTATGGCCGAGACCAAATCCATCACTGCTTCTACTTACATGACACCTGTGTTGAATTTCAAAAGTAGTATTTCCGGTAATTGTCACTCGTGCATTAACAGTGCTTCTGGTAACTGCGAAACCGCCTGTGCTAGCGCTGTGTTCAGTGCTTCCTAACTCGGCAACAGCACTTGCAGTTACGTTGTAAAGCCGAGCCTGGTGTCTATTGACCTCAATCGCATTCGCATAAGCCACAATCAAATATGTGCCAGCACCTAGCGTAAATTGATTGCTTGCAACCGAGACAATGTTGTCCGGGTCATAAATTTCTGTATTTAAGTCCCTTGTCCTCCAAGCTCCGTTTGAGAACGTACCACCGTCCGTGTTTGTAGATTTTTCATCGCAGATAAGTGCGTAGGTTTGGATGCCACGCCGGACATTACCGCTGGTGTCTTGGATCTCGTTGACTTTGAGGGTGCTCATTACGATGCAAAGAAGAGGACAGAAATGTTCACCGGATCGACTTCAGTTGTACTTGCTGCAGTGACGATTTTGCAAGCAGTAGTGGTTTTAGTGTCGATTGAGTTGCCGCTGCCGCCCCTAGCACTAAGCGACACAACAATGCCTGTGTAGTCAGTCGAAAAAGTATGCGAGCTGCCCGTCATTGTGTAATTAGCGTTGGGAAGCGCATTGGTAAAATTGACTGTAAATATGGCAGTTCCTCCGTCAGTAATTGAGCTGACGTTGAAATCATCAATGATAGCAACCGTTCCATCGGCTTCAAAGTTGACCCACGCCTTTGCTCTGCCCTGCGCAACTTGCTCAGGCGTCGAGCTGTTGTTGCCCGACGTGTCTTGGATGGTGGCGACTTTAAGTGTGCTCATGATTTAGTTCAACGAAAAACGGCGGTGTAGACACCCGTGGAGTCTGCTGAGCCCCCAGTTGCACCGTTTGTTGTAAATCTATAAGCCGTCGTTGATGGAGGAGCAAATGTCTCTCTAACTGTCATAACATAACTAGGATTAGTGTTCCCATTTTGCCCTCTACTAGCGCAAATGGCGTAATTCCTATCCGGCATTGCATTTGAAAAAGTAACTGTATAGTCGCCCGTACCATTATCAGTAATTGAGCTGACGTTGAAGTCGTCTCGGATAGCAACCGTGCCAGTGCCGTCAAAACTCACCCACGCTCTGCAAAGCGTTCCAATCTCCGTGCCAGAGCTGTTCTTGAACGTAGGAGCGCCACTCCCCGTGTTCTGTACGTTGGCTGCCTTGATCGTGCTCATGTCAGACCACCGTCCAAGTGGCGCCAGAACTTACCGTTACTGTAACCCCACTGGCAATACTTATCGGCCCTGCTGACATTGCGTTCAGAGATCCGCTCAAAGTGAAGTCTGTGCTGACTGATTGGCCGTTGGTATAGAACACCTGATCCGTTCCACCGCCAGTCGCACCTCCGCCAAGGGTGCCCCAGCTTGAACCGCTATAGCCCTCATATCTAGACAGCGTTGAGTTGTAACGGATCATCCCGTTGTTAGGGGTGCCCGGACGCTCAGCTGTTGTCCCGACTGGCAGGTCAAGCGTTCCAGTGCCTGACATCAGGACATTGCCCGCAAACGTGGCAGTTCCTGTGAATGACGGTGATGCTGCTAATGCGAGACCAAGATTGGCTGTTCCAATGCCACCTACCGCACTGACATTGACGTAAGCGTTGTTTGCACCATTTCTGATCTTGAGGGTGCTATCGCCTGTATCGACGTACCATTGGTGAGCAAAGGTCGTGGCTGGATCGGTCGAATTACTGTTGTTCGAGGCGATCGCAGACAGCGCATTATTAAGGTCGCTACGGAACGCGCTACCGCTTTGGTTGGCTAGCGAATAATCGTGAGTCGCCACAAGGCCCTAGCGCACTGTTGTCAACAGTTTACGACTTGCCAAAGCCTGTCGCCATGTAGTTGAAGTTGCGGTCAACGATTGTGCCACTGCTGTTTTTGAACGTAACCGTAAACCCTGTACGAGAAATGCTGGACAGCTCGAAGAAATCACCAGTGGCCATGTTTTGTGGCGTGATGCCAATAGTGGGCAATGCGCTGTTCGCTCCACCAAGGCTGCTCGTTCCAGTGAAAAAGGCATTGGTGAACGTGACTGCTTTGGCTGACGTTCCGCTTGCAATGGCTGAAGTGCTCTGTTCTGTGCGCTGCGACAACTGCGCCTTATAACCCAGCTCATCCACAAGGATATTTTGGGCCGTGTCAGTCGAGGTCAGCACCGCTTTGAACTGGAACGCACGAGCCTTCAGCACACCGTTTGCCAACGGCTGCCAGGCGCTGTAAGTCGGAGTGCCAGACGGGTCATCGTTCGTTTTTCTGACATATACCTCCGCATTAACTTTGTCCACAACCCCGCCATCTATATCCACCCAGGTGTCGATATTTGCCGTCCGACTATCCCAAAGGTCTGCTGGATAAATACCACGAGCGACTAACCGACGCTCCAGGTCCAAGCTATAAACGGCCTCTAAATCCAAGGTATCAGCAAAGGCATATTCACCAGTGCCCGCAGTCAAACCATTACTGTCGAGGATTAAAGCGTCATAAGTTGAGTCGTAAGTGGTGTCAGTCTTGCTGCCAGAGAATGGTGTTGGCGTGATCTGGTCTTCACGCTGCGTTTTGACGCCAAAGAACGTTTGCGAAACCGGCTGATCGACAACAATGCTGGTTTCTGTTGCGCTTTTACGAAGTCCATCATCTTCAAACTTGACTAGGTACTCTCCCTCCAAAAGAGGCACAGTTGCTTCAGTCGCACTACCCGCAACAGCTGCAATCAGATCAGTGCTGTTACTCCATGTGGCACTGCCGTCAGTCAAATTGCTATGCCGGATATGCACCTTGCCACTGACCTTTACGTCAAGATCAACGGTTTCGTCCCAGCGCAGGCGTGCGGTGTTGTGATTTACCGGCTCTAGCGTAAGGTTCTGGACATTGCCTGGGATTGCTGTTTTGCCTGCAAGAGTGAATGTTTGCTTTGTAACTGGGCCAGATTTACCAATAAAGCTACGGGCCACAACTTGAACTTCTAAACTGCCAGACTTCAAGCCTTTTACTTGAGTAGATTGCGACTCAGTGGTAATTGTTTCAAAGTTATTACTATCAAGGCGATAACGAACAACAAAATCATTAACGTTAGTAACCGGACTTGACCAACTGAGATCTACACCTGTCCTGACTGTCCCACCTTCTTCATATAAAAATTCGGTGACTGATATGTTAGTTACTGCTTCTGGTGATGCAGAAATGTTGGTGATGTCGCGCTGCGTCAGGTTTAAATCTTTTTCAACCGCGTCATAAATGCTCTCGTTGTACTTAAGTGCAGATACGCCAAAAACTCCGTCACCGCTTTCAGCAACGCTAATGACGCGGAACTGTTGCGACTGAATATCAGTTGTCTGGATCAGCCATGGAGCGTTGGCTGCTGGGGCTTGGCTGAACGCAGTAGTGACATTAACCGCCGTACCACTAATGGTGTCGATGTCTCTTGTCTCTACTAGGCCGTTGGGCAGAACAACTGAGATTGTCGGGCTGTTTCCCATGCTGACTGACAACTCAGTAGTGCTATCAATCGTGACTTGGAGCGTCGTCGCTGATGAAACACGCCCATTCCTTCGCGTTCCACCGCGCAAGGGATCAGCAATATCAACAACCATGCCAGGTCTGACAACAATGCCTGAGTCAATGCCGATAGCAAAGTTGCATGTTTCGTAGAGATCTTGCTCGCTTAACAGCGTCCACTTGCCAAGCCTGTTGGCCTGACCCTGTGAATAACAGCCAACTGCCTTGATGTCTTTGTTGTTGACACCGTACTTGGCAACAGCATCAGCGTCTTCGACGTACTCAAACGACACCTCGCCTTGTTCGTCGTAATTTTGATACGCAACAGTCGCGCAAGTGTGGCGGCTGCGGACTGATGACCCAGAGTACGAAAACAAACCATCAACAACGTTGGCTGGGCCAAGCGTGTACTGAGCGTCAGAAGGCTTGTCTTGCAGCAACACCAACGAACCAGCGCCGTAATAAGAGATGCCCCTGAAAATGCTGCTCATCTCTTGAATAACGTTGTAAACCTCCTTGCGCTGATTAATTAACAGGTTGCAGCTGAAACGCGGCTCTTGTCCGCCATTGCCGTCATCGACAAGGGTGTTGCAATACTGGCTAATCGCAAAAAAGTCGTAGCGATCCAGTGAAGATTCAGGGATGCCAGCGCCGTATCTATCGTTTGTAAGCAAATCCCACAAGCACCAGGCTGGATCGTTTGTCCAAGTAGCAGCAGCAAACGTTCCGTCCCACACTCCGGAATATGTAATCCGTCCCAAATGCGTTGTTGTGTCTACAGTCGCATTGCTCGGAATCTTGACCTTAATGCCACGAATTAGATACTTACGCTGAGGGACACTACTGAACTCCCTTGAATCAAAACGCAACGCCACTAATGCGCTGTTTGGATAAGCAAGCTTGGCATCAATAATTGAAGTGAAGCTTGTCCAATGTGTTTCGTTAGCCAGCTTTGACGATGTGCTGTCAGCAGTGTTGCGGACAACCTTGATGTCAACAGGAAACGCGCCAGTCAGAGTTATCAAGTAATCATTTTGATACGCGCTGCTGCTTTTGCCTGTTATGTTGTCGGTAACAACGGTATTGAAGCCACCACCGTTGTACTGAACTTGAATGGCAATTTGAACTCTTGTGCCAACAATATCTCCGTCATCCTCAAATTCTCGAAGTGACGGTATTTGTACTGTGACTCGAACGCGATCAACATCCGTATCCGTAATCTGCCTAGTTACTGGACTAGAATTGGTAACTTGAACGCCAACTGCTGTTTCTGACTCTACATTGGCAAAAACGCCGGGAATGTAATTCTGTGTCTGCGTTCCATTCCGGGTAACAATGGTAAAGCCTGAAAAATTGTTATTACCTGCAGAGTCCTCAACAGGCGTTCCTTGAAGAAAAATACTTTTGTTGCCATCATCTAAGCCTTCAATTTCGCCTTCACTGATTAAATCAAGAACGTTTGCAAACTGCCTTGATTGCAGTGAATCATCAGCCTCAGTTGGGCTACTGCCACCGCCACCACTCTTACGACCACCCCCACCAGCGCCAGCAATCCGCTGACCAATGCCAGCATTGTGAACACGGATATTGTTGGCGATAAAGGTGTGCCGCCGCTCTACCGTCAAGTTGTAAACAGTAAACGTGCCAAGCTCTTCACGGCTCATCATTGGCCGGAGATGGCCCATGACATCGATTAGGCAATCATCAAAACCAAGGCTCCCAATCGCTACAAATGCGTTGTACTGATTCAGAACCCAGTGGTTTGGTGTTGCATCTATAAATTCATCTCCCCAAAAACCGTACCGAAAAACTTGCTCGTCTTCGTGAACATGAACTTTCAGCACCTTTGCGACATGGGTGTTGCCCTTGTCGTCAAAGCTGATTACTTCACTGCCTTCTTTCAGTTCGTCAATACGAACTTGGCCATCAGGAGTAGAAACAAGTGTGTCGCCAGTAAAACAACCGCCGCCGCCACCAGAGCCAGCAATGTACTTTGATTCAGTCATTTGATTCGATCAACATCAAGGCCAGACGAAATAACTGCCGATCCAACAAACACCCGCCCATAGGCTATGGGTACGGGAATGCCTTGGCGACTGGTATTCACGATTCCACTGAAACTATTTGATTCCAGCTGGGTCGGTGCTTCAGCAGGTCCAGGCGGTTTTGGCACAGGCGAAAGCATTTGAGCAACACCAGTCAACATCAAGCCAATGCCGATATTTCCGGCAACAGCAGCAAGCGCACTTGCTGCCGCAAAGCCTGGAGCAATGACACCGACAGCACCTGATGCTGCAACGCCTGTTGTGGTGAAACCTCCAGCAGCAAGTGAAAATCCAGCGCCAGCAGAAAAAATAGCAACGCCGACCAGTGCAGCACCAAGTAAAAATGTTCCAACACCACGGCCTGCACCTGTCAAGACTGGGGCAATGCTAAAAACTTCGCGTTCACTCCAAGGCAACAACATCCCGGATACGTCTTGTTCGTAGATTTTTTGCTTGCCAACTGTTACTCGGTAAGCAACACCATCCCTTTCGCTGTCAATCAACCACTGCTCAAGCTGTGGATAATTAACCAATAACGCACGCATGGCTTGGGCAGGTGTATCCGCCACAAACTCGAAACGAGTCTTGCCCAGCAGTTCGCGCAAAGCGCCGTAGACCTTAACGACTTTCATGCCTCAGGGCGCAGGCAGTGTTCTTCAAATAATACCCGCCGTAAACGTCCCTGCTAGACAGCCTGCCCTGCACATGATGCAAGACCTGCTGATCACCTAGGTAAATCGCTGCATGATTCGGCACAGGAGACACCAGCTGCATCAGCAACGCATCACCACGTTGCAGCTCTGCAATAGGAATCTGCCGAAACCCCTCTTTCTCAAAGTTCTCTAGGTAGAGGTTTTCACCGTGCTCCCACCACCTGTCTCGGCGTGGGTAGTCCCGCAGCTGAAGCCCAAACTCACGCTTATACCAGTCACGGCAAAGGCTGTAGCAGTCCACAACGCCGTGTGAGAACTCACGTCCCACATACGGCAACTCAAAGCCCTCAGGTTCGCAGTAGCCCCAGTTTTCAGTGTTTGGGTTGACTATGTGCCAAGGCAAGCCGCTTTGCTCGCAAGCGACACGATCAGCCGGTGAAGGGTTGTGGTTCGTAGTTGGGTGACTATGGATTACCGCAACGATCTCACCCTTGTCCTCCACGTCTGCATAGTCAGCCGGATCGAGCACAAAATGCTCATCTGGCGTGTCAGCCAAGTTTTTACAAGGAAAATAACGACGCCTGCCCTTTACAACAGCGACCAGACCGCAACACTCTCTGGGGCTTTCTTCTTTTGCATGAGACATAATCAGACTCATGACTGAAGGCGGCAGCGTCATCGGATTAAGCCTGCTCCAGGGAACGATCCAAACGGTAGTTGGTTATTCTCGCCAAACCGTTTTTTGCAACTACTAAGCCGCTTGCCACACGCATCCTGTGCCAACGTTGTAACACTATTGTTGTTCACGTCAAAATAGTCGCTGCCTGTGTAGCTGCACTCAGAACTGCGGTACTGCCATTGGCAGATGTTGGCCACCACCTGACGATTGGGCAGCTGTTTGTTTGACAGGTCAAATTTGCTGGCCAGCTCAAAACTGACAACATCTCGCGATTCTGTGGCCTTGCGATCAATAAACCATTCTTCGACAGGAAAGGTTGCATAAGGGTCAGCAGCTGCCTCGCCATCAAGAAACTTTTTCAGCGTTCTGATCCGCTTGACCTTTGCACCTGTCAGGTCGTTGCCTGGGGTTGTCAGGTTTACGCCCAGCAACAACGCTGTAACCGCTCCATCAAGGTTGGCAACTGACAGGGTGGGTCGGGGCAGCGTACCGCCGTTTGTGTACTCAAATCCCTCAGCCTGCACAGGCAGACGCACGTAATCATTGCCGTCCCAAGTGATGTTGCCGGTTACATCAGCATTAGACCCTGCGTGCCAACGCAAAATGTCCGTACTGCCGTGCAGCGTATTGTCGTAGTGCAGCTCAAACAGCTCAATAATTGCGTCTAGGGCAAGTCCTGACAGATCAGCGTAAACAGAGCTGATTGCTGTCCAAACAACAGTGTTGTCAGTCAGCGTGCTGCCAATGTCTGTTGGCCACGTTGGCTCTGAACTGCCCGACGTTCCGGCAGTCGTACATTCGAAAACTAAGCCGCTGTTCTGTGACGTCGTGGCGCGTCGAACGTCACCAACGGAAAACGCGGTGCTAGCAGCCCAAGCGGTGTAAGCCATTAAGGTTCAAAGACTTCGCGAAACGTTGCTTGGATACTGGCACGATTTAAATAAGGAATCGACTTACTCCAGTTTTCACAGACAAATTTAGAGCTGCTGCCTTCGCCTGGTGGCGTGAAGTCAAAACTTGCATTGTCAGCAGCACGAGCATCGAGAAACGTTTCGATAGTGTCAGCATCAGTCTCTGACACCTCAAAGGTCAGGTTGTAAACCTTTGGATTTTGGTTTAAGCCAAGGCTTGTGCGTTGTTCGTAGCCGTCCCCGAAGCGCACTGTCCGCACCACCGGAGAGCTACGTTTTTGAAGCCCGTAAGTTGGCGTGATTGAAGGAAAAGTAGCCATCAGCTTGCGAGGAGACCACCAGGACGTTTTTGCTTGACCAGCTCGGCCTGCACTGCAGCGCCAAGCATCTTGCCAAGTTGTGCGGCTTGATCAGAATCGCCTTCAACAGACGAACCCGAAGCATCCACGTTCACCACAATGTTAGAGCCGCCCATTGCGTTGTTTGGAACGATATTGCCCTGTGCTCCAGGTACAAACAACTCAGGGCCACGCTCGCCAACCATATAGGGGCGACCAGCACCAACCGCTCCACCAAGCGCTTTTCCGGGAAGAGGCGGCAAAGCAGGAGGACCGCCCATTTGTATAAATTTGGTTGGAGACATTCCTCCATACCTTTGGCCCGCCCCAATCAAAGATGAGACTGGGTTAAAAATCGAACTGACTGATCCAAGCAACGATCCAACAATCCCCGCCCCTTGCTTTAAATCGCCTTGCGGATTGCCGTAGAAAGCAAGGTTTGCAGCAAGATTCAAAAACTTATCCGCCAAACGATCCAGCATGTTGGCTAGCGCCTCACTCAGGCTGCGTGTTTCATCTGTAGCGGCTTTGATGCCATCGACAAAGCCATCTCTAACAATGTCGGTCAAACCTTTGGCTAACGCTTGCGCTTTTTCAAGTTCCTCTTTTTGCAAGTCAAAATTTTTCTTCAAAATATCAGCTTGATCTCTTAAAGCTTCGTTCTGCTCGTCTTGAATAATTTCAGCGTAACGCCTTGCTCCCTCCGCTCTTGCCTCATCCTGTTGCGCCAATGCACGATTTTCAACGCCCTGACGACGCAACTGCTTTGCTGTTTCAGGAAGCTCTAAATTGTTGATTTTTTCAATAGCCTCTACGCGCCGATTCTCGATTTCTTCAAGCTCCATTTCAACTCGAATTCTATTCGCACTCTGCTTATCTCCAATCAACTCTGCGGCTGCAATCCTGTCCTTAAATCCGCTAATTTCACGAATGTTTGCAGCCTCTCTTTCAACCTGATTAGCAATTTGTCTGCTTCTTTCAACGCGCTCAGCAAGACGCTCTGCCTCTGTTTTTCCTGTTTTCTTTGGCGTTGGCTTGCTTGGATCAATTAAATTAGCAAGCAAGTCAGTTTCTCCAAATTTGCCCTCAATAGCTTCTCGCCGTAAAGTTCCAAGCTGCTCTAAGGATGCGGTTTTTAGCACCTCTTTTGTCTCGAATTCTCCCTGTCCTAACGTTCTCGTTATGGCTTCAGTGCCAACCAGCTCTCTAACACGCTTATCAAACGCAGCTACACCTTCAGGTGTTTGAAGACTTCCCTTTAAATTGCGAATAGTTTGTTCGCTAATATCACGCCCCAGCACGGAATTAACCAAAGACAGAAATCCGGCTAGTGGCCCAGCAATTAACGCTTGAAGCGAAATAAACAACCTGTTGACCAACGTGTTGAACTCACTGGATTCATCACCTAAATCCTTAAATGCTTTGACCCCATCTGTGCCAATGGTTGATGCTAGTTCTGCGGTCAGCAGTTTTGATAATTCTTGGGTCTCACCGAGGGCTTGAAGTTCTTCCGCACGCTGTTGAGTGGCTTTGGTTGAAAACAAAGATCGCTCAGTCATTGACTGAAGCGCTGTATCTGTCTCGCTAAGAGTGGAGCTAAATTTAATTGTGCTGCCAACAAACGAATCAACAGCCATACCAGCAACTTGCAGGCCAACCGTCAGTCCGCCAAACATTTTGCCGCTTATTGCGCCACCAATAGCGCCACCTGCTGCTTGGCCAAATCCACCGCCAAACAACAGTGGAAATGCACCACCGGTTATTGCAGCTGATCGCTGCTCTTGACTCAGGCGTGAGAAGAACGGTGCTCTCCTAGGGCCAATCGGCCTTCGATACTGATTTGGGTCCCCCAAATTATTTCTAGGGATTCCAGTAAACGGAATGATTGATGAGTCACCACCACGCTGTCCCGTTCCACCAGCCGGTGGCAGCAATCCTGCAATCCCCCCGCCACCAGGCGGTAATGCCAACCGATTGGTAATTGAATCTATGGAACGCTTTGCATTGGCAAATGCTGCATCAATCGCTTTTGCTGCATTTGCAGCCCGTTGAAACTGACCAACAGCTGTTGCAGGAAGCAATCCAAATGGACCTGTTGTGCCTGGCAACGCTCGACTGCCTGCACCAGCAACTTGCCTAGCAATTCTTGCTTCGCGTTCAAACGCTTCCTGAAATGCAACAGCCGCTTCTACACCAGCGCGGCGAGCTTCTCTAATAATTTTTTGTTGCTCTCGCCTAAATTTTCTGACGTTTATAAACGGACTTATTTCTAGCGTTCTTGGCGTTCCAATTAACCGATCAACCTTTTTAAGGGTTTGCTCGACACGGTTGTAGCCCCTGACTGCAACGTCAATATCTACGTTGTAGTTGGCCACAGGCTGGAACGCAGAACCCTACGCCCCAGTCTACCGCCCACTCATTGTCTGCGCCCTTCTGCCTGTCTTGGCGCGATCCATTGTTCGCTGCTCTTCATCTGCCTTCAGCTCATAAAAAGCTGCCCAGCCAATTAACTCCTCTTGCGTTAGATGAGTCGTCAACTGGGCCAACGTCATTCCTAGCTCTTTGGCTAGAAAAAACATGAAAAGCCAGTCGTTATTAGCTTTTCAGGTCTGCTTTCGCTTCCTCCACCTTGCTTTCCGCTCCAGAAGACAGCATCGCCAGCTGAATCTCTTGCAGCACTGACGCTTCAACAGCGTTTTTCAGGACAGCTTTTTCGCCATCTTGGAACAGACGCTTGCCGTCAGCATCAAGCGCTTTTTGAATCATCATGCTCAACGCAAAGTCGTTTGCGTCTTCAGCATCAGCTTTCCTCTGGATCGACTCGCGCTCTGCAATCGTCAACGGGTGCCAGTAAACCTCCAGCACTGCTTCGCCGTTGTCCTCAACAACGTGCCTGTAAAGCTGGCTAACGCCAAATTTGTTCCGCAGCAACTCGGAAGCACGCATACAAAAGAGTTTTACTTACCGCACTATACTATGCAATAGCAGTAAATTGGCAAGAAATAATCGCCAAATAGTGAGAAGCCCCATCTCTTTCGATAGGACTTGGCCCATTTATGTCCTTTACACGTGGCGAAGAGTTAAAGGTATCTGTGTAGTTAGCGGCGTTGACTGAGGTCAATCCGTCAATAACCGCTTCACTCAAGCTTGCAAGCGCTGCCGTGCCAGCATTTCGTGGGACGTACACATTGCACTGAATGACGCCGCTGTAATAGTCAGATGCCGCTCCATGGTTTTGAAGCGTTGACTGAACGAAATCTATACGCATCAAAACGTACTTTTTAGTCTTGCCAGGAGTCGTAAAGGCCACATTGTCATAAGCCATCAAAACACTGCTATCAGCAGCGGCAACAGCGTCTGTTACAGCTTTTTCAAAAGCAGCACGAGCGTTTACAAGCGTCATTAGCCTCGATCCCTCATAACACGAGTGTAAGAACGTTGGCCAGGCCTGGTAGGACCAGTCTGAACCTGAAGGTCTGCCATGTCTCTACGATCTCCAAAAGATCTATCAACAAGTTTCCTCAAATCACCTTGAACAAACTTTGCAACACTTCCTTTTTCAGCTGCCTTTAAAGCGTAAGGCGCATACGCAGCAGTATTGCCAATTCTGATTACTTTGCGAAAACTGAACGTTCTTTTCATTACACTCGGTTCGTGAACTTCTTCCTGAGCAATTCTTGCCCTGGTGTACGGTGCTCCAGCGTTTCTTGCCCTCCAGTTGTCTTCATAGACTTCTCTCCATGGAAACTCTTTTGAACGTCTTTTTTGACTGACCTCCGGAGCTTCTCTTTTTATGTAACCACTAGATGCAACTTGCCAGCTGGACGCAAAATACCCGGTATATGCAGGACTAACGCCGCCATAATTAACGTCAGTACAAAGCTGAGTATAAGTAAATTTTACAAATCTATCAAAATCGTCGAAAAATTTGTTCTCAAAATCACTTAAAATTGTTTTTTTAGCCATTAGAACCTGACCTCAACGATATACAGGTACTCTTGTCCGCCGCTGTAAGTTCGCACGTCGATAATCTGCGTAGTGCGACTAGATCCGGCATACTTAATAACGATTTCATCCTGAAACGTAGGTTGATTGCCGCCAATTTGATCAGGTGAAACGTAAATACGGGCTCTACGCTCCTCACGGTTTTCGTCTGGATCTGCCTGAACAAACTCAATCGGGCACTTCAGATTGAAATACGGACGGTCGAATGTCGTAAACGTACCCTTGGCCGTGTCATACGCTCCATCAAACTTGCGGGTGTAGTCAATCTTGGTGTCTAGGCCGTCGCCAAGGTCCGCAACGATTGCCTTGGCTGCTTCCTTAAAAACCTTGTCGAGTGCTCCAGCCATCTCAACCCCTCACAACGCGGAGAGAATACGAACCGCTACCACCAGAGCAATAAGCCCCAAGATAAGACTGAAGCCAAGGATAAACGTCGAATACGTTATTAACAGTTCCAGTAGCCTGACTAGAAGTGTTGTACTTGACTTCCATCTCCCCGAGTTTGACGGATTCGTACAATCCCGTATCGCCGGTAGACCCTGTAATTGATTCCGTGTCATTAGCCAGTGCGTTGGCTAATTCATAAGTAGCGTATTTAATGTCGTTTGGAATCGCGGAGCAAGCAAGCTCAACA